CGAGCCATCAACAATTCCAGTCGCACGATGGATATCGTGTTGGATGGATTTGGTGGTTCTGGTTCAACATTGATTGCTGCAGAAAAGACTAACCGCCGCTGCAGAATGATAGAGTTAGATGAACATTATGTGGACACAATAATCAAACGCTGGGAAGACTTTACTGGCCAAAAAGCCATACATGTTGAAACTGGCAAAACCTATGCAGAACTAGCGGCAGAACGCAAATGATTAGACCATGGCACCATTATCAATCAGAGCTTATGCGAAACATAAAGGGGTTAGTGATGCCGCTGTGCGTAAAGCCATAGACAATGGTAGAATCACAACTTTGCCCAATGGTCAAATAGATCCAGAGATAGCTGATAGGGAATGGGACGATAACACAGCGGTCAGACAGACCGAACGTGTTACTGAACCAGTGTCTGGTATTTCATATCAGAAAAGTCGTGCCAACAAAGAATTGTTCGAGGCTCTGCTTAAGAAATTGGAGTACGAAGAAAGGTCAGGCAAACTGGTTGATATCTCAAAGATGGAGGTTGATGCATTTACAGCCGCTAGAGTCGCCAGAGATAAATTGTTGGCAATACCAGACAGGGTCGCACCGATCCTTGTTGGTATCACAGATATTCACGAACTCAAAGAGGTTCTGCGTAAAGAAATAATAACAAGTTTACAAAACCTAACGGACTTTTTACATGGTGGAAGTAAATCCTGATAGTTTTGTTATTTATGCGATGGCTGAGGGTTTTAAACCAGATCCATTGCTAACGGTGACACAGTGGGCAGATGAAAACCGATATCTGTCGTCTGTTGCATCAAGTGAGCCTGGCAGATGGCACACTGAAAGAACACCTTATCTGCAAGAAATAATGGACTGCCTGTCGCCATCACACCCTTGTGAAAAGGTTGTGTTTATGAAAGGTGCACAGGTAGGCGGAACAGAATGCGGAAACAACTGGATGGGTTTCGTAATCTGTAACGCACCAGGGCCAATGCTGATTGTTAATCCAACAACAGAGACGGCCAAACGAACATCCAAGATGCGTATTGATCCGGCTATTGAAAACTGTCCGGCATTACGAGAAAGGATTAAAAGCCCACGTTCACGTGACAGTGGCAACACCACTTTGATCAAGGAGTTCCCAGGTGGGATCCTGATTCTAACAGGTGCGAATTCGCCCATAGGATTACGATCATTACCGGTGCGCTATTTGTTCTTGGACGAGGTAGACGGCTTCCCAGACGAAGCTGGAACCGAGGGCGATCCGGTTGACCTTGCCGTACAACGTACCGCAACATTCAACAACCGAAAAATCTTTATGGTATCCACGCCGACCATCAAAGATGCAAGCCGCATTGAGCAAGCATTCTTGGAGGGCGACCAAAGATACTTTCATGTGCCATGTCCGCACTGTGGTCATTACCAAGTGTTGCGCTGGCGCAATGTGATATTCGATCCAAAGAACCTTACCGAAGCAGTATACAAATGCGAAAAGTGTGAGGCGATTTGGCACGATTATCAAAAGGAACAGATTCTTAAAAATGGTAAATGGATTGCGACCAATCCGGACGGGAATCCGGGTGTGGTTTCATTTCATTTGTCATCGCTGTATTCGCCACATGGCTGGACAAGCTGGACGAGCATAGCGAGAGAGTTTCTAAACTCAAAAGACGATCCGTCACGTCTGCAAGTGTGGACCAATACGAAATTGGCAGAGACTTGGGAAGACATGGCAGGTCAAGCAATAGACCCAACGAGCCTGATGGTTCGCCGAGAAAAGTGGGGACCGGAATTACCGAAACAGGTTGTGATCTTAACCTGTGGCGTGGACGTTCAAGACAACCGCTTGGAATTGGAAATCGTTGGCTGGGGTCGTGGCGAGGAATCTTGGTCTATCGATTACCTTATTTTGTATGGCGATCCGAGCACACCAGAGCTGTGGGCTCAGTTAGATGAAGTTCTAAGTCGTAAATATCCGCACAGTAAAGACGTGCCAGATCTGCCGATTGCTGCAACCTGCATCGACAGCGGTGGTCACTATACGGATTACGTTATCAATTACTGCCATGCAAGACGATTGCATGGTGTGTTTGCCATCAAAGGTATCGGTGGCGTTGGCAAACCAATTTGGCCTGCAACAGCCAGTAAAAGTTACACGACCAAAAAGCCTGTGTATCTGATTGGTGTAAATGATGCGAAAGATATCTTGATGCGTCGTTTGCATTTAGAGGATAGCAGTGGTGCCGGTGTTTGGCACTTCCCAATGGATCGTGAATCTGAATGGTTCGAACAGGTTACAAACGAAGTCGCTGTTAAAAAACTAAGCAAGGGTCGTTTGATCCGAGAATGGACACCACGCAAGAACGGTGTTCGTACCGAGGGTCTTGACTGTCGTGTGTATGCGTACGCAGCACTGCGTGGCTTGGTGCGTAACTTCCGTTTGAATCTTGATCTTGGTGCGGACAAGTTGGCTGAAATGAAAATGAAACAACCACGTAAAGTACAGGTTACACAACCACAAAACTGGCCCGAGCCAACAGGCCCGATCCAACCACGTGGCAGAACCGTACGCAGTCGAGGGATAGAATGACAACGATAAGAATTAAAACCTATGAGGAACAACTGGTCGAAGTGCAAGAGGCAATCACAGCGATCCTAACTGGTGCTCAGGAAGCATCGTATAACAATCAGAAAGTTAGGAAAGCAGACCTAGGTGCATTACAGGCCAGAGAGGAATATCTGCAAAAACAAATCGCATTAAAAAAGCGTGGCGGTATTCCTGTTCGTGGTGCAACCCCAGTATAAACGGATAAACAAAATGAAAGATGGAATCAACTATTTGGATTTGTTTTCTGGCATTGGTGGTTTTGCGTTGGGGCTACAAAAAGCCGGCGTTAAAATCAATAACCATTTCTTTAGTGAAATAGAACCACATGCAATCAAGTTATACGAGAAACATTTCCCAAAAGCAAAAGGACTTGGAGATGTCACAACAATTGAATCTTTTTCCGAAATCGGGGACATCGACCTCATTACATTCGGATTTCCTTGTCAGGATCTTTCGACAGCTGGCAAAGGAAAAGGCTTTGACGGAACAAGGAGCGTGCTGTTTTATGCAGCAACACAAATTATCCGCCAAACTCGGCCAACATATTTTGTCTTTGAGAATGTTAAAGGATTGCTCACAAACGACAACGGAAGGACTTTTGAGAAGGTGTTGCAAGAAATTGCCGACATTGGGTTTTATGACTGCGAGTGGCAACTTGTTAATACAAAGTGGTTTCTACCCCAGAACAGAGAACGGATCTACTTTATCGGACATCTTAGAGGCGGATCCTGCCCCAAAGTATTTCCTATCACAGAAGACAGTCTCAAGAATCCTGGGATACAGAGACAATACAGTAACACCCTTACCACAAGATACAAAGACACAGTCGGCACGTATGTTGCTGAAAGTAAATTCGTACAACAAACGAAAAGGAACTCACAAGGATACCGAGTAAATTCGACATCTAAGCATAGTGTTTGTCTAACATCTGCAAGTGGTGGCATGGGGGCGAAAACAGGTTTGTATGCTGTGCGAGCTGTGCTTACACCGGATCGTGTAAACAAAAGACAAAATGGTCGCAGATTCAAGGAAGTCGGCGAGCCTGCATTTACACTTACAACCCAAGACCAACATGGTATCATCTTAGGTAATCCAAATGACACTCAGGGTTTTGCGATCCGTAAATTAACACCTTTGGAATGTGAAAGACTACAGGGGTTTCCAGATAATTGGACGGATGGTTTTTCAGATAATCAAAGGTACAAAATGTTAGGGAATGCTGTAAGTGTTCCTATACCAGAATACATATTCAACAGGTTATACAATGAACAAGATTAAAATACCACCACAAAACTTTGTGGATAAAGCAATATCCTGGATTGCACCACAAGCAGGTCTAAGACGTTGGCAGGCACGAACCCAGATGGCAATGCTGGGCGGTTACACTGGTGCCAGCAAAAGCCGCAGACAGACACAGACGTGGGCTCCGATCAAGGGATCCGGTAACAACGTAACATTGGATGATTTGCCAGTGCTGCGTGACAGATCTCGTGATTTGCTCCGCAATGCTCCACTGGCTGTCGGGGCGGTCAGCACTGTTGTG